TGGCGTGACGCTTGACGAGGTCAGGTCGCACCGCTTCAACTTCTTGGGCAATCACACCGCGTTGCGGCATTCCCATCATTGTGTAGTCATAAATTCCCACGCCAATTGCGTGAGTGCCGACGCGCTTGATGTTTGACTTCAAGCGACGATCGGAGAACATAAACGCGGCAGATCCAAGCTGTGCGCCAGCGCCCAGCAAGTTGCCAAATGCAGCGTTCTGCGCGTTGGCCGCGCCCAGCTGCGCGTCGTAGCCCATCTGAGTCGCGCCCAGGATGTTGGGCGTCTCAGACCGCTGTGCAGACACAAACGATGGCATCTGGGGCATGCTGACTTGCTGGCCAGACAGCAACGCGTTCATCTCGTTCAGAGACATGCCGCGGCGCTGTGCCTGCTCTGCAATCGCCTGCTGGCGCAGTTGGTTCTGCGCGTTGGCGTACTGCTGATTGAGGCCGTACTGCTGAGAGATCGCGTTGTTCTGCGCTCCCATGTTTGCCAGATCCAACGCCGAGGCCTGGCCAAGCGCTTGATTCTGAAATTGAGCCGCGCCCAGGTTCTGGTTGAAGTTCTGCTGTTGGGCTGCATTGCCAAACTGGCCGCCTTGCAGGTCCTGATTGAAGGCCTGCTGGGCTGTGCCCATCTGCATGTTGTACAGACGCTGGGCTTCGTTTCCAGCTGTGTCCAGAGCGTTGTAGCGCTCGGCAGACTGACGCTGAGAGAGGTTGGCCAGCTCGCGGTTGTAGCCCTCAGTGCCTGGGCGAAAACCCATGTTTGAGAGCTTTGTCTCAAGCTGGCGCTGCTGGTAGTCATGCTGCGGTTGCATCTTCTGCATGAGCTGGTTTGCGACTGTGTCGCGGTAGCTCGAGTCAAACTGAGGCAGCGCAGGATTGTCGCCAGTGTTCAAGGATGTCTGCGGAGCACCAAAGTTAAAGCCAGTGCTCAAGTTCCGCGAATAGTCCTTCACGCCAGTGCTCAAGTTGCCAGGCGCGTTTGCAGACGTCAGCTGCGGCAGGTTCTGGTAGTCAAACGGCTTTGAGTATTCACTCGACACACGACCCATGAAACTGTTGGCCAGGTCACTGCGGCCACCTTGGATCGCAATCTGATCATTCAGTGCATCTTGGAGACCAGGCGCGAGTGTGTTGTTCTGGGTCCACTGCGTTACTGCCTGGCCGGTGGCCGGATCAGTGACTGCCTGCGTGCCCCAGGACTGCGATCCAAACGGCGTGTTGATGACAGGCCGGTTGGCGTAGTTCTGAATGTTGGTTAACTCTTTCGACGCTGCCGCCTGAGTATTAGCCGCGCCCAGATAATCAGGCGCTGCTGGTGCTGACGATTTTCCGCCCATGTTCTTTCTCCTTGATCCAGCGGCAGTCATCTGCCTTCATTTCAAACATCACACAATCAACGGTCTCAGCAATCTGCTTGAAACCTAGTTTGCGGTTCATCCTTACAGCATCTTCCAAGTGCTTTGGTGTGAGGCCGTAGACCGCTTCCTTGCCGCATGTAATCAGCGGATATTCGAAAGCCGCACGCCAAAGCTCACGGGTCAAACTGTGTGGGGTGTCGAACGCGACGTGCATCCAGCACCCCTTTTCTGTCCATGCGTTAAACGACACAGCAGCCCCAATTGTGCCGTCATCTCGCATGGCCGCTATCGAGCGCAGGTCACTACTCCAGGGCAGATTTGTCTTCCTGTGCATCCATTCCCAAATGACTGGACGCTCGCCTGGTTTGTCAGTAGTGAGCCGCATCCGTCAGGCACTCATAAAGTCAAAGTAGTCGTCTAAGGAGACGGAGCCACCACCGCCCATTCCACCGCCCCCCAGGCCACCGCCTCCAAACTGATCCATCAGCCATGCATCGATCGCTTCTTCGTCTTCAGGCAAAGGCTCTGGTTCAGGCACATACGGCTCGAGCTCTGGAAAATAAAACTCAGGTTCTGGAATGTACGGTTCTGGCTCTGGCACATAGGGCGCGGGCTCAGGAACGTATGGCTCTGGATCTGCAACGTCAGGTAACTCGGGCAACTCAATCGGCTCTGAAGGCGTAATCAGCGGAATATCTTCTGGCTGAATGACGTCAGGGATGTCGCTGATGATCGGGTCGGTGTAGATGCTTGGATCGCCAGCATCGTCCCAGAAGGACTTGTCCTCTGGCTCTTTTACCTCTGGTAGCTCAGGAAGCTCAATTGGATCTGCCGGCGTGATCAGTGGAATGTCTTCTGGCTTAACAGCCTCGTCGGGAATGTCGCTGACGATTGGATCGGTGTAGATACTTGGATCGCCGGAATCATCCCAAAACGATTTGTCCTCAAGCTCTTTTTGCTCTGGCAAATCTGGCAGATCAATTGGCTCTGTGGGGATGATCTGCGGAATATCTTCTGGCCGAATCTCATCAGGTATGTCGCTGATGATTGGATCGGTGTAAATGCTTAGTTCAGGCTCAACCACCTTTGGCTCAAGAATTTCGGGCTCAAGTACATCAGGCAAATTTGGAAGAACCGGATCCTCCGGCCTGATCTGAGGTGGCTGTAAATCAGCGTCTGGCACAAAGACAGGAACCGGCCCGTCATACTTTTGCATCGCCAAACGCGTTGGGTTGTTTGCCTCGCCAGCAGCCTTGCGAGAAGTAGGCTGCAACGCCATGCCATTGGTAGGGTTGGCGTATTGAGTGAAGCCAGTATTTGCCGCGCCAGGGGTGTTGCGCAAAGCAGAGATCAAGTCAGAGCGGCGCACGCCAGGCGTCGCAAACTGCGCCGACGAGGTCTGTTGCGGCATGGAAAAATTCAGCTCAGGCGCCGACGCAATCAAATTCAGCATCTCGTCGGGTAAGCCGTAAGTGTTGTTTTCCACTGCCATCACATCACTCCACCAATTTCGGTCATCACGTTGCAAGACGTGAAGACGGTCTGTGGCAGGCCGCGCACTTTCATGCGCAGCGAGCCGTAATACCCAAGGCCAGTCGTGCCGGCCCACGCCTGGTAGGTGTTTGTTCCCACCCAGGTCGATGTGTTCCAGACACCCTCATCCCACAAGGCGCCGCTGTCCTTTAAGAAGAACGGAGAGCCACCCACAGGGCTGAGCTGGAACTGCGTGTTGATTTGCAGTTTGATTGCGGGCGCTGCCAGGGCGATAAACGATGGCCGCACCATGCCGAACTTCTTGAGCTGCGCAGGCGTGTTGAACGCCTGGAAGGACGTCTGCACATCGCCCTCGACATAGTTGCCGCCGTCGCCGTTAACGTCAGCGCCATCTTTATCGCCTGTCAGACCTTCGCAGACGTAACCGTCTGACGTGCCAAAGAGCAGGCGGCCACCGATGATTCCGGCGCAGCGCATTGGGATGCCAACAAACTGACACCAGGCGCCTGTGATCACGTTCATCGCAAACTGGCGATATGTGCCGCCGTCCGCGGGCAGCTTGATGACCATCACGTCGGAAGTCGGGACGACAAAGACGTCGAAATACTTTTCGTTGATCAGCTTGCGCACCAGAGGCGCAAACACCGACTGAATCTTTGACGCGGGGCCGATCTGTTGGTCCTCTGTGTACTGGCCATTGACCAGCTTGGACATGGGCACAAGACCCAGCTCACTCACGATCATCACGTCACCGCCAAACGGGGTGAAGAACGTGCCGTGCTTGGGCACGGGGCCGACGTACCAGACGCCCTTCAAGCTGAAGGTTTCGGCGCTGGTGGGGTCTGTGCCCTGCCACACGCCGATGTCGCCTTCAGTGCCGACAACAATCAAGAAGTCATCGATCGAGAAGCCGGCATCCATCGTCCAGTTGATCAGCGCGGAAACATAGCCACCATTACGCAGGTTCGAGCCCATCGCAAATGATGTGCAGGCGCCCGTGACGACGTCCACAGCGTCTAGGTAGTAGACGTTTGAATCACCTTCTGCGGTGAACCAAACGCGCTGCTTCCATACGGCCACAGTGCGCACAGTTGTGGGCAGGCCGGTGGTTGTCGCTGTGCGGTCAACCCAGCCAGTGCCGGTGCTGTAAGTCCAGTACCCAGCGCCAGGCGATACGGCCAGCAGGAACGTGTCCGCGGGCGTAGAGAACTGAGTGGTCCACCATTCGTCTGCATCGCTGCCCGTGCCTGTTACAGCAAGCACGGGGGCGCCAGGATCGGTCACGTCATAGATGTTGCCGTTGGCCGCGATGAATCGCTTGTCGTCCGCGTTGACGGGCGCCTTGTAGCCAAAGACAGATTCAACAGCGGTCTCGAGAGGTTCTGTGTAAGAGAACCATCCCTTGCGCAATTCCACGCCTTGCTGGCGCGGGATGAAGTTGGTCAGCGCAAGCGCGTCCGCAGGTGACATGGCCGCGATCGGGTCGCGGTAGTTC